TCCGGAGAGCCATACGTTGCGCGACCCCTAACCATGCTCAGTCCGTTGAGTTGCTCTCCGGTCATCCCGGCAATGCGTTGCCCATCGTAGGATTGATATGGTTGATTACTTAGGGAAATGCCCCTGTCCAGCAAATTCTTTGCGGCTGGTTGCGCCCACTCAGGAATTTCCTTTGTAGTGACTTGGGTAGTGTTTGCCGGTGCTGCTTTTGCGCCGCTGCTCATAATGGTTTCTCCATGATCCTGTAAATTTCCTTAAACCCGATCTTCTGTCGCCATAACCTGCTCGTTGATTCGACAGTAGCGCCACGAACCTTTGTACAGCCTTGCGACCTTGCCCAATCACACAACATTTCAAACAAATCCATTCTTGCAATCATTCTGCCACCAATCGCATTAATAAAACAGATGTTATCGTTAGGGTACTTCTCAAACTGAACCGCACAAGCCCCGATAATAATCCCTGTATCGTCTTCGGCAACGATTAATGTATTCCTACCTTCAGTGAGATATAGCTTTAATTGATGAATGTTGTATTCGTTTTGGCCTTTATCAATTGACCGCGAAAGCATAGTTTCTACTTTAGGCCATATCTGGCACACATACGATGGATTAACTATTTGGAGTTTCATCAGTTACCCGTCAATGTTCGCATAGCAAGCCACGTTCCAGGCGTTCCACTAACCGTACAAATCCAGCCGATAACGACATACTTATTACCAGCCCCGCCCGCTTCAGCCGGAGAAGTGTTTTTACACATTTGGGAAATAGACCACGTTCCAGTAGTCGGAGCCGCTGTTCCCTCTGTATCCCACATATACGAGTTATTGTGGGCAATGGCATATTGCCTAAATAACTCGTATAGACGCTGAGTTAATGGACGAATCTTTTCGTCTTTTACAACCGGCAATCTAGGATCGGATACGATCTTGCTCATTACTCATCACCATCAACGGTGATTGAAAGATCAAATCCGCTAATTGCCATATTGCCGGTGTAGGTGAATTCCATCTTGTGCCACCTTGCAGACCATAATAGATTATACCAATTTTCATAATACTGGGCGGTTCGCTTATTCACGAATGTTGAGCCGTCAGTATTTGAATATGAATAATTGCAATGCGAAGAAGTCGGAGTAGTAATAAACCTTGGGCGTATTTTGCTCAATGTTGAATAGTTAATGTTATCTCCGTAATGCCCTGTGATAATGCTTGATTCTCCGGAAACACCACTTAACTGATAAGTTTTATGATCGGTTCCGAAATAAGCAACCACAGAGCCGCCAGAAGTCCAGAATGGCGAGTCATAACTTATATAGGTAGGAAGAGAGTCATAAGTTGAATATGCCGTACCTAGACCTTCGTAGGTCAATCCAGCAGTTATGTAGTCAGCAACATATTCAATGGTTTTATGAATCTTTCCCCATTGATTTGTTTTGACGTTATAGACAATGCATTTATCAAGCACACCACCCGCCGAAGAGTTTGAGGAAAACCACCAGTAAGCCCGTTGATTTACACGGTCGAATGTTCCGCAGACTTTGTACAGATACGCTTTATTTGCATTAGCGAAAAACCAGTTTCTCACCGGAGAATTCAACGGAGTAGGTCGAGAACCATCAAATACATAAAAGTCATCCGGCCCGATAAAGAAATGCGCGGTTCCGGTAGAAACTACTGCCTCTTGGCAAGGCGTTCCAATATCTCCAGGAACTCTATGGAAATCCCAAACCAACGGAGCGCCAACATACTGTCCTACATACATTGCGGCTTCTTTGTAGGCAACGATAATATCGCCCAATTTCTTGCCTGCCGTGATCGGGCCTGAACTATCCAGCAACTGACCTGAAGCGCACTGAGTCGATACCGCTGGCGTCCAATCGGTATAACTTCCAATGGCAGAACACGCCCATCGCGTTACGTCACTTCCAAAGCCCATTCCGTCAATGTTGAACAGGAACACTTGATTGTTAATTGTTTCAATGATCGCGGCTTTCGGAGCCGTACCTGCGTCAGCAAAAGTCGCACCTGCATCAATGAACTGAAGCGTTGCCGACTTTGCCGTGGCGAGAGAGATATTCCCGAATTGAGCAAAGCGCCAACGGTCATCCGGCCCCAAGGTGTAACCAAGGGCTTTCGACTTGTCAGCCCACGTGGAGGATTGTTCGTAGAGCTTTGACGAGTTTCCAGCGAATACCCGAGTCGTGTTATCCAGCTTCTTCGTGACAGCAAACCCGACACATGCACTTGATAGCGCCCCTAGGCCTGTATCAATCTCGGATGGTGCAGAGATAAACGCCCCATTGGACGGAATGATATTTGTGCAGTCCGTGAAGATTCCCGGCGTTTCCGGAGGAAGGTCAGGCGCGAATCCAACGAACGGGATCATTCTGCTACCACCATCATCGAGCCGATATGAATCGACTTGTTTTTCTGATTGGCGTTATCCAAAAACGTATCAAGTGCAGCCTGTGCAATCTGCACCTTTGGAAAGTCCCGCATGTAGGAGAATGCGAACTTTAGCGCCCCTTCAAGATAAGCCGTGTAGTAGTTATCTAGAATCGTATTCGTGCTAGTCGTCGCCAAAGGATCTGGTTTTGCGTAATAGACGAGTTTCAGATTGCTGCTAGTTCCAGTTGGAAGCCTTACTTCAGTCCCGACAATAGTGAAGTAACCAGAACTAGAAGGTTTCCACTTCTCTGGCGGGAAAAAGTAAATCGTGTCTCGCGTATCGTTATCCAGCTTGATGTAACGCGCTTCAAGGAAATTCGCGGGAAGTTGCGCCGCAAGTGAAGTAACCGTCAAAGTAACTTCGGTTTCCATCTCACGAACTCTCAAAGGCGTGTTGTGGGCCTTGAATATTTCCTCTTCAGCCCTTGCAATAAAAGACGGAATGACCGAACCGAGATCATCACGCATTGCCCAATCCGCAACATCGGTTTGCAGCGTCGAATAATTAGCCATCAGAGTGTTCCTTTCTTGGCTACGAGAACCATAAAACCTAGCGACATTCTATCGAAGCGGATAATGTCGAATCGCTCGATAAACTTAGGCAACCACCACTCGGGAGGTTGTTGAATGATATGCGCGTTTCTACCGTCAGGAAGATGATGCAGCGCAGCGCCCGTATGGACAACATGGAAACCAATCTTTCGCGTAACACGCTTCAGGTCGTCCATAACCGAATCAAGGCATTCAATCTCAATATGTTCCAACACATCAGATGACATTACGAAATCACACGGACCGGGCGGCGCAGAGATTTCCTCAATCGCCGGATCATATGGAATGTACGTAACGCTCACGAATGGCTTTAGAGCCATCTTGGCGCAACCATAGTCGAGAAACTGCTTTGGCTTGTACTCTGCTATCAGTTTCTTGACGATAGGCGCATACATCGCGCTAGACGTGCCAAAATCAGGGCGCTCTTTGTGGAGTTGTGCTAGTTGGGCGCGGTAGGAGTCAGTGATTAGGGTCATTTGTCATTCATCATTGAGTAACCACCCATACCGAGCAATCCACCTGCGCCCATAGCACCTAGTAGGTATGGATCGGCGTAACCTAGTAGGTCGGTATCGTATTTCAACTTTGGATCAAATGCTGCGAATCTTGACCTATCCTGAACATCAGCAACTTTGCTAGTCATTAGCGGGATTGATGCAGGGCCTTCCGCAAAATATTGGCTTCTGTCAAAACCAAATTCATAGGGAGAGTCGCCATTAGTAAATAGTGTTTTTGCTGGCTTGTTGGTTGCTAGAATCTTGTAATCTCCACCGAGCGCACCTTCACCATGCTCTACTGCATAATTTCTATTTGGCGTAACCCAATCTCCATGATGGAAAGCAACGCCAGGAGAATCTTTCGGAACTGCCCTGAAAATTCTTACGCTTTCTTCAGGCTTTCCGCGCATAGATTGAAGTTTTGAGAATAATGCAGCATCAGTTGGTTCGCCTGCACCATAGTATCTAGCCGCCATGCTTGAATAAACATCATCTGGATATACTGTTCCGGCACCAGTCAAGTCGTGCATTGGAGCGCCACTATCTGCCATAGGCGCAGTATGCATTCCCCTATACGAAGCATCTTCTGAGTATCCAAGCGCCCTAGCCCTATCCATTGCCGTATTACCTTCCGGCAATCCTAGACCACCTTGTTCAACCGGCAGTGCTGCGTTCTTCTGTGCGGTTAGGTGGCGTTGCTCGAACTCTGTGAGTTTTGGCGCAGGTTCGTCAAGCAGACCTTTCCACTCACCTTTAGCCCAAGGCTGGAGTCCGGTAGGTTGTCCGTTGCGTTCTAGGATGCGAGGGAGTTGATCATCGAATAGGACGTAGTTTGAAGTTCCTGTGCCTGTTCCACGTGAACCACTGTCTAGGTAGCGGATACCGGGGATTCCGGCTTGTTTAAGAGATTCTGTTACTTCTGGCATTGCTGGACCATGAACGCCTAATGCGGAACGGAGGTCCATTATTGCGCTAGAGCCGGGATATGAATCCATAGTAATACTTTTTGTTCCGCCACCAGAAAGCAATTCAGAAGTCCATTCTTTGCCAAACTTATCTTTGATTGATTTCAGTGAGTCCAATACTTCCGGCGCTTGCTGACTAAGCGGCTTGTCCCAGTCTAGGAAACGGGCAATGGCTTCGTCGGGAATGTCTGTTTTGTATAGGTTTTCGTTTTTGGCTACCTTGAAATCAGATTTTTTTGTCGCCTTGTTCAAAGTGTCAAGAGTTTTTTTCCATCCATCAACCATTTTTGTATCAGGAGAGCCTTCACTTATCCAACTTGCAACGTCTTTTCTTGCTTTCGCAAGCGTTGAATTTTCAAGCAATGTTCCAGCGTGATATTCAGGTGTTCCAGGAGTTAATTCCTGACCCATAAATAGACGATTTGGCGGCGCATTGACGGTAGGATTTAGTTTTGAATATGACTTTGCAACTTCAGGACTCTCGGCCATATAAAGCCCATGCCCATAAGCCTGTGCGCCTTCACCTGTGCCAATCTTCGACATATCGAACTTGTCGAACTTGTGCGGTGATCCATGCCATGCCGTAACCGCACCCAAAGACTCATTGATAGCAGAGTTACGCAAAGCATCATTTGCCGCTGTCAGTGCCTTTTGATCGTAAGGTTGCTTGCTCAGGTATTGCTTCATGGCTTGAGCGTTCTCAGCGCCGCCGTAGCGGTCTTCCTGAATACGATTAGCCTGCATTCCAGCCCACTGTTGCGGGTTGTCGAGCATGTCCATGATGCCGCGTTTAGCTGATCGCTTCTTAGCGTCAATTGTAGATAGGATGGTATCAAGCAAGCCCATGTTTCACCTCTTTTGCGACTTGAGCAATTACGTCTTTCCAGCTTCGTTCACCTTGCATTGCAAAGTGTTGATTCGGCAACAGTGGCATAGAGCCTGAAAATTTCCAACTATGCTTCTTAGGAATTAATGTCCACGTAGGAACACCGAGCGCATCAGCACAATGCGTTGCCGTTGTACAAATCCCTACTACTGCATCCAGCTCTGAAATCATCGCAGCGGTATCGTCGTAGTCATTAGAGCGCGTAGCAAACGGAAAAGACTTCAGTTCTTCAGGATCATCACCCTTGTACTCAAGCGAGACATACACCGCATCTACGGTACTCATTAGCGGATAGAACTCGCCAATATCAATCTCTCGTCCAGCCGCGTTGTTCTTCTTCGTCCCAGACTTCAAACAGATGCCGATAACCGGCTTTTGATATGAGTCAAACAAAGCTCGCCACATACGCCGACGCTCAGGACAAGCCACAAGCCAAGGATTAAGAGCAAAGTCGTTATCATCAGCGCGAAATAGATGGAATAGAGAGCCAATCGCGCAACGGTAGTCGATAGGAGTTTTACCGAACCAATCAGGGGATTCTTCGCGCCGCGTTCCATGAACCTCCGCATTCGGAAACGAACGTCTAAAGAGGCTTCCCAACTTAGGATCGCAATCCACAATAACCTTTGCTCTATCCACTGCATCGTTGATCGCTTGAGCGTAGAAAATCTCATCTCCTAAACCCTGTTCGCCATAGATAACCACCGTTCCTTTTTCACCAGCCCACCGGCCTTTATCATCGTACATCCATTCCCTACGGAATTTCCCGCCTAGACCTAGTTCAAAGTTACGGAACCCATCTACCCATTCGCCTTTAGCTAGTTGAGCGTGAGACATGTTTGTAATCGCGTGGATGTTGTTAGGATCGCACTCCAGGGCCATGTCACACATTGCCTTGGCATCATCCCATTGGGACATTTGAACCAACGTAGCAGAGGCGTTTGCGTAGGTCATCGCATATGAAGGGTTTAACTCAGCGGCCTGCATGAACAACTGCAAAGCCGCTTCGTGTTTCCCCATCTCGTTTAGACACTTCCCGAGATTGGTCAAGTTGCCGCAATTAGGCGACAGATCAACAGAGCGTTTGAAAAACTGGTAAGCGGTTCCCTCGTCTTCCATCAGAAGGTGAGCGTAACCACGAAAGTTCAGTGCTACCGGATCATTCACATCCTCTTCAATCATGTCGATAATCAAAGGCAGAGCATCCTGAATGCGCTCTTGCTCCAACAACTCTTTGACGATCAATTGATTATCAAGCATGGTTCTTGTGATCTACCGTCTTCAGGAATTGATAATTTGCATTGATCTCCTGAAGCATTTTCTTTTCGTCTTCAGGATTGAATATATCAATTCCCTTGTTCCGCAGTTCCATGATAACCACGGATGGAATAGAAGCGTAGTGGAGCCAGTCTTCACGGACGCCCTTGCGCCAGTTATCAGCGGAGTTAATACGCATCTTCTTCATGCGCTCAAGGAAGCCGGTCAAATCCTGTTCCGTGGTGATATGGATATTCCCGTTAGAGTCATCCATGTCGAAATAGGTGGTGGTATCTCCGTTTTGGTCTAGCAGTCGGCGCATGATTTAATCCGATAATGAATTGACAACATTATATTCTCTTTGCAGAGATAATAAAAAAGGGAACCCGAAGATTCCCTTTTCTTGTTTTGTATTAGCGTTACCTAATACTAGGCTCCAATACCGCTGCACTTCGCATGAGCGTCAAGGTTATTAACAACCAGGCAACCCTCAAAAATCAATTGCCGCTTTTCGCTATCGCCGGTCTTAGCAAGTTCTTCTTGCATGATCGGACGGAGCGTGGCAACCGAGACATAATCCGGGTCGATACACAGAACTGCGTTATCGCGCATGTAGCGGTTCAGAACAACCTTGTGGTTGCCGAAACTCGATACATACACGTCAGCCGCACCGATGATATCGGCCTGAGTAGTACCACTGACTTCGTTGTACTTGGTGGCAATACCTTGGAACGAGTCGAAACGCGCTTTGTTGGTAGTGCTCATCATGATAACGGACGGGTCGCCGCCATCAGTCCAGGCCGCCGCGAGAGCCAGCTTCAGGTCGGATTCGAGGAACGTAGTGGCAGTGCCATCAGTCGGCGCCGTAACGATGCCGGCAGCAAAGCCCGGAGTCGTTTGAGCAGCATTCGACTTGATGTTGTTGCCCTTGATCCACGATTCAAAACCAGCCGAAGCACGAGCAGTTCCGACAGAACCATCATCAGATGCCTGATTGCGAACCAGTGCGTATTCAATATCACGGCGAAGTTCTTTGCCGCGCTTCATCAGTTGATAGGCGAGTTCAGTCTTGCGACCGTACTTCTTCACGGCATCATACGTGCCGGAGATTTGCACCGTTTTGCGGGCAATCTGGCAGTAGTTACCGAGAACCGTGGTAGCGGCAGCGGTAGCGAACGTCGCATCATCACCTTCCAACTGTTTGTTGGTGGTCGCAGATGCAAGCGAGTCAGTCTGCCATTGGTGATACTTGGCAGTAGCTTTGACCTTCTTGGCCATAGAGTACAGCGGCGTGTCGGACGGGGAAACGTCGTTGATAATGTCTTCAAAGTCTTCTGCAAGACCTGCGCCGACATAGGTGTTAGTAGCGGAAACAGCCATGATTTATGCTCCTTAAAGCAATCGTTCGATAGCGGATTGAGCGTATTCGGCGCGGCCAGTTTTCTTGAGCTGATCGCGGTTTTTCTGATACGCATCACCCTTTTGGTTACGTTGCTGAGTCGAGCCAGGCTTAACCGGCTTCGGAGCCTCTGCAACGCGCTTTTGTACTTCAGGCTTCTTACTCATCATCTGGTCGTATAGCATCGCTTTACGGGCAATCACTACGGAACGATGATCGGAGAGGTTTTCAATCTCTTCCGGCGTAAAGCCAGCCTTTTGCAGCGAGGCTTTGATTTCTGCGCGCTCAGACTTGGATTTCTCGGCGTCTTTCCAATCAGGGATCGCTTCAATCATGGATTGTTTCTCACGCTGGAGAAGTTCCTGAGTGAAGTGCTGTTGTTGAGCCGAGATATTCTGCTGTGCGGCCTGAATATCATTGACCTTCTGCGAATATGCGCTTTGTAGTTCCCGATACTGACGATCCAGCTTCATGGCTTGGATAGGGTCAGAATCGACCAACGCGTTCCAATCGACACCCTGATATTGCTTTAGCTGAGTTTCTAAGCTCTTGGCTTCGGCTAGATGTTCGATGACCGCTTCCCGCATCTTGAACTCTTCAGCCTTGGCGTTGATCTCTGCCTGAGCCTGACGACGTTGTTCCGCGAGTTGTTGGGTTTTCTGGGTATAGTCAAGACCCTTTTGCGCCAGTTCTGAAACTTCAGATTTAGTCTTTTTGACTTGTTCGCCATTTACAACGAGGTCAATAAACTCTTCTTCAGGTTCTGCTGCCGCGACTTCTTCGGATTCGGTTTCTACTTCTTCCTCATCCGGCTCTTCGACCTCTTTCTCTTCTTCCTCATCACCGCCAAGGAATTTGAGCATTCGGTCATTAACTTCGACTTCCGGTACGGATTGGTCGATTTCGTCCATTATGTATTACTCCAGGGTTGAAACTATTTGAATCTCGACAAGAAATTAGGCTTGTCAATCTGCATTTTAATCATTTTTCCGGTTTCCGCAACTTCCTTGATATTCTTTTCAATCTTGTTCAATAACTGAAGCGCAATAACAAGACGATTATGCGTTGATTCATCGCCTAGTGCAGACTGTTCCATACTTGAAACAATCCCATCACGAACCTTTTTGATTGACTCGATAAAGATAGGATTATTCAGAAGCCTTTCAGCCTCTTCGCCACGGATCATTTCTTCATGTTCGGTCATAGCATCGCCATTAGAATAGTTTCAACATCATCATCTTCGCGTTGCTGCAATTCTCTGTAAATAGCAATAACGCGCTCAATATTTCCAACTTGATCTGCATGATACAACTTTCTCTGATAACCGTACGCTTTTGAAAGCTGTTTGATCTCGACTTTATCTATTACTTCGACAGGTTTTATTACATTAACCGGATCAGACTCAGTTAATGGTTCAGTTTCAGTTATTGGCTCTTCGATATTT